ATCTCAAAAAGATCAAGATAATGATTTTATAGAAGGGACTGATAATGAATGAGTTTACAAAGTTTATTAAAACTAAGTGAGTAGCATTACAATGAAAAGCAAGATCTTTCAGAAGAAAGGCTTAATTAGCAATTGGATAATATAAGAAATTTAATTGCTTTTTATCGGTGGTATCCAGATCTATTGATTGATTTTATGAAAGGTCCAGATAGTACTTTTAATTTCTATTCTTATCAGCGTATTTTCTTGCGGAATGTAATGCGACATAGATATGTATATGCAGTTTTTCCTCGTGCTTATTCTAAGTCTTTTCTCTCTGTTATGGCTTTAATGTTAAGATGTATTCTTTATCCAGGAAGTCATCTTTTTGTAACAACAGGAGGAAAAGAGCAGGCAGCAAGTATTACATTACAAAAAGTTGATTAGATATGTAGACTTATTCCTGCTCTTGGGAATGAAATTAACTGGGAACGCGGCAAGACCCGCAAAACGAAGGATGATGTCCAGTATGTGTTCAAGAATGGGTCTAAATTAGACATCCTTGCCGCTAGTGAAAGATCGAGAGGTCAGCGTCGTACAGGAGGTTTAATGGAGGAATGTGTATCTATTGATGGTACAATACTTAATGAAGTTATTATTCCTACTACAAATGTTGATAGAACGCTACCAGATGGAAGTAGACATAAAAATTAGTTAATTAATAAGAGTCAAATTTATATCACTACAGCAGGATGGAAAAACAGTTTCGCTTATGATAAACTAATTTAGCTTTTGATTCAAAGTGTGATAGACCCTGATGAAACAGTAATTATGGGTGGAACGTATGAAACTCCTGTTTGTGAAGGTTTATTAAATGAAGATTTCGTTGACCAATTAAAATTATCTGGAACTTATAACGAAGATTCATTTGATAGATAGTATAGAAGTATTTGGTCTGGTGATGCAGAAAATGCATTCTTTTCTGCGGAGAGCTTTGATAAGCATCGGAATCTTCTCCAGCCTGAATATGAATACAGCGGCCGCAGTTCAAAGTCTGCTTATTATATAATAGGAGTTGACGTAGGACGACTTAAATGTACTACAGAAGCTTGCGTGTTTAAAGTAACTCCTCAGCCGCAAGGAGCAGCTTTAAAAAGTTTGGTAAATTTATATAGTTATGAAGCATAGGATTTTGAATAGCAAAGTATTAATTTAAAGAAACTTTATTATAAATATAAAGCAAGAAGGCTTGCGGTTGATGCTAATGGACTTGGTGTTGGATTAATAGATTTTATGACTAAAGCACAAATTGATCCATAGACTGGAGATGAACTTCCTCCTTTTGGTGTTTAGGGAGGTACGGCTCAAGATACTATTGATTTATATAAAAAAATAAGAGGTCCAGAAGTTGAAGAAAATGCTTTATATTTAATTAAAGCTAATGCACCTATTAATACATAGGCTTATTCTTATGCTAAAACTCAAATGTCCAGCGGTAGAATAAAAATGTTAATAGATGAAACGCAAGCTAAAAATAAATTAATGTCTACTAAAGTTGGACAAAATATGAGTCCAGATCAAAGAGCTGAATATTTAATGCCTTTTGTTCTTACTGATGCTTTAAAAGCACAAATTTGTAATTTGGTATAGGATAATTAGGGTGTTAATATTATACTTAAACAATCTTCTCGAAGTATTAGTAAGGATAAATTTTCTGCTTTTATTTATGGATTATATTATATAAAACAAGAAGAAGATAGAAAAAAGAAAAGAAGAGGAAGAAATATATCAGATTTTCTTTTCTTTTCATAAGGTCAAAGTTTAATAAAATACTTTTATTTTTTTTTAAATAAGAATAGTTAAAAAGAAAGGTGACTTATGAAGGCTTCCTACGGAGAAATAAAAATATAGGATATATTAAGACAAGCTGGATTGCTTTTTGAATAGGAATATAGTTTTCCTGATTTAGTAACGTCATCTGGTCATCCTTTACGTTTTGATTTTGCTGTTTTCGATGATAGTGGAGAATTAGATTTTCTAATTGAATTTCAAGGTATTCAACACTATAAGCCAAAAAGTAAATTTGGTGGAGTAACAGGATTAAAAAAACAACAGTTTTATGATATGTTAAAACGTGAATATTGCAATAAACATGACATAAAACTGATTCTCATACCTTATTGGGATGAAGATATAGTGAACTATGATTATATCATGAATTTAGCAGGATATTAAGATTATTGACTTCTTGTTAAATTTTTGATATAATTGTAGGGAACAAGGAAAGGAATAGGTGTCTATGAAAAATAGAACGGCAGAAATAAAGAAAAAGGGTTTTAATATGAACCTTGCCACAGACACCGACGATAGGTATCAACCAGCTAATTTTGAAAAAATTAAGGTTGGTCTAAAAACTCTAACAAATGCTACAATTCCTTATGGACCTTTGTAGAAGATTAATTCTAGATACGCAAGTAAAGATAATGTTTTAAAAGCAATTAATGATAATGACATAGGCTAGATGAGAGCTATCTCAGATTTTTTTTATAAAACAAGCGGTATTTATAAAAGATTATGTCGTTATATGGCATATTTATATAAATATGATTGGTTTATTACTCCATATTTATAGGGATGTGTTGGATTACTTGATACAGATTCTGGAATTTCTGATACAGGAACTGATTCTAAAGAATATAAAGCTAGAAAAAAAGCTTTTTAGTCTTTCTTTTCTGTTTTAAAATTCTTTGATGAATTTGAAGTAAAAAGATTTTGTGGGAAGATTGCTTTAAAAGTAATTAGACAAGGATGCTTTTATGGTTATTTAATTCCTCAAAATGGAAAAGTTGCTGTTCAAGAATTGCCTATTAGCTATTGCAGATCGAGATTTGAAATTAATAATCGACCTGCTGTATAGTTTAATATGAAATTTTTTGATGATTTTTATAAGGATACATAGCAAAGGGTTCAAATTTTAAATTTATTCCCTAAAGAGTTTAAAAAAGGGTATGAAGCCTATAAGAAAGGTAAATTGTTACCTCAATTTAAAGGAGATACCCAAGGATGGTGGTTATTAGATTTCCGGTCAGTAATAAAATTTAATATTGAAGAAGGAGATTTTCCTCCTTTTATGTCTATTATACCTTATTTAATAGATTTAGATACTGCCCAGGGATTAGATAGACAAAGAATGGCTCAAAAATTGTTAAAGATTATTGTTCAAAAAATGCCTATAGATAAAAATGGTGATTTAATCTTTGACGTTGATGAAGCACAAGCTTTACATAATAATGCTGTAAAGATGTTAGGTAAAGCAATTGGAATTGATATATTAACAACTTTTGCTGATGTAGATGTTGCTGATATGTCAGACAAGGGTAATCAATCTAATGTTGATTAGCTTGAAAAAGTTGAAAGAACTGTATATAATGAAGCTGGTGTTTCACAAATGCAGTTTAATAGTGATAGTAATACAGCATTGAATAATTCTATTTTAAATGATGAAGCTTCGATATATGATTTATTGCTTCAATTTGAGTCATTTTTAAATCTATTATTAGAGCCTTTTAACAGATCTCCTAAAAAAATATATTATAAAGCACAATTTTTAAATACTACTATTTATAATTATAAAGATGTTTCTAAGCTTTATAAAGAACAAATGCAAATAGGTTTCTCTAAAATGTTACCTCAAGTTGCATTAGGTCAATCTCAAAGTTCTATTCTCGCTAATGCTTACTTTGAAAATGATATTCTTGATCTTGTTAGAGTGTTTATTCCACCTCTTATGTCAAGTACTATGAACGCATAGGCATTACAACAAAGAGGGACTACAAGTGGTTCCAATTCAACAGGGTCTGGTTAGCAAATAGCCGGCCGCCCCGAAAAATAGGATAATGAGAAAAGCGATAAAACTCTCGCCAATAGATAGAGTATGTGATGAAAGGAGAAAAAATGGCATTACCACATCAATCCATAGCTACGATTAATTCTCCTTAGTTTATAAATTTACAGCCTCTTGATATTAATCCTTTAATGTCAGCTTGTGAAATTAAAGTTTTATATATTGGAGAAAATAGAAATCGTAGTTTTATTTCAAAAGAAGTTGCTACATAGATGGCGAAAACCCTTCGGGGCGCCCCTATCGTTGGTTATTATAAAGAATCAAAAGATGATTTTACCGATCATGGAGAACAAATGATTTGGGATGATGAAGGCATCCATTTCAATTGTTTAACTAAACCTTATGGTTTTGTTGCTCCAGATGCCAAAGTGTGGTTTCAAAAGTTTAACGACCTCGATGAATTTGGCAATACTATTGAAAGATAGTATCTTATGACAACTGGCTATCTTTGGACTGGTCAGTTTGAATAGGTATCTTCTGTTTTAACAGAAGGCAAGCCACAATCCATGGAACTTGATGAAAATACATTAGATGGACATTGGGCAACAAATATTAATAATGGTATAGAATTTTTTATAATCAATGATGCAGTATTTAGCAAACTTTGTATATTAGGTGATAGTACAGAACCTTGTTTTGAAGGTGCTTCTGTAACTAAGCCAGATGTTAGTTCAACTTTTAGTTTAGAAGTTGATGATAACTTTAAAAAAACATTGTTTTCGATGTTTAATGAATTAAGAGATGCTCTAAAAGGAGGACAAGTAATGGCTAAAGAAGAAATAACTACTGTCGTAGATGAAGAGGTTACTACTTCTGAATTTACGCAGGAAGAGGTTGCTTCTGAACCAGAGACTGATTCTACATTAGACACATCTGAAGTTGAGGAAAATTTTGAAGTTGTTGATGAAGTAGTAGAAACTATAGAAGAAACAGATTTTGAGAAAAAGGATGAAGAGGAAGAGGAAGAAACGTCCGATTCTGAATCAGAAGAAAGTTCCGATACAGAAGATGAAGATGATAAAGATAAGAAGTACTCTTTATTAGAACAGCAGTATGAAGATTTATCAGCTCAATATAGTCAGTTAAAGGCTGATTATGATGCTCTTGTTGAATTTAAAGAGCAAGTTGAGGATAAAGAAAAAGATGCTTTAATTGCAGAGTTTTATATGCTTTCAGACGAAGATAAGGCTGAAATTATTGAGCATAAGAAAAATTATTCTTTAGATGAAATTAAAGCTAAACTTGCTGTTATTTGTTATGAGAAAAAGGTCAATTTCAATTCAGATGATTCTTCTGAAAATGATAAAGAAGTAGTGATTACATATAATTTTAATGATAATTCAGCAAATTTGCCTGACTGGATAAAAGCGGTTAAGGCAGCTGAATAGAGTAATTAAGGAGGACTGCTATAATGGCATTACAAGTTAAGAGAACTGGTTTTGGTCAGGTTGAGCCTAATCACTTAGCTGCTCAGACCGACGGCCAGATCTATGCACAACTTCCTGCTTCAACTGCTATTTCTATTCTTGAGAATGGTAGATTTGTGAAATATGATTATGCAAATGGGGAAGTTAATACGACAGGCGCTGGTGAATGGATGCTTGTTTTCAATGAAGTGAAGCTTTATGATGAGAGACATCAGATGTATAAGGATTATGCTATGCAGGCAGCTGACTTCATGGATGGCGAGATTGTTCCAAGAGTGTTTAAGACCAGCGTTGGTGATATTTTTACAACAAATACTTTTGGTGCTAACACAAGTGCTTCAGCTACAGTTGCTGGTATAACTTTAAGTGTTGGTGAGAAGGTTATTCCTGGTACAGATGGTTATTTAACTAAGACTACTGCTACTACTTTTGCTGCTGGGACTCCAGTATTCCAGGTTGTGAAAGAGTATAATCTTGGTGATATGCAACCTGCTGTTAAGCTTCAAAGAATTCAGTAATATAGGAGGAAATAAACAATGGCTTTACAGAAAGATAGTTTAATTCAGTTAGCTAAGGCTACTGCTAAAGCTTCTATGAGTCCTTCTACTTCTTTTGAATTTGGCGAAGAGAAGCTTTCATATGAAGCTTTAAATAAGACATTTAGAGAGCAGATGAGAGAACTTGCTGATACTCCTGCTCGTTATAGAGAGAATAAGAATACGATTTTTGAATTAGTGGAAATCATGCTGACCGAGGTTCTTCCTCCAAAGGTACTTCAAGAGTATGGTCAGTTTGCTGATGTTAGAACTTTTGCTCAGGGTGACAAACCTGTATTCTATCAGAGAATTACAGAAGCTTCCAGAAGAAGAGCGAAGCAGTTCGTGACTAAGGTTGGTTTAGCTGGTCGTTACGAAGTGTTTAGACTTGATGGAGCTAGCCTTGAGGTTAGTACGACTGCTTATGGTGGTGCTGCTCAGATTGCTTTTGAAGAGTTCCTTGATGGTCGTATTGATATGGCTGATGTTTATGACATCGTGCTTGAAGGTATGGATGAAGCTGTTTATAAGGAGATTGCTAAGGCTTTAGCTTCTATGGCTGCTTCTATGGCTGCTTCCAGTAGTAAGAATTATGCTACGTCCAATGGTTTCTCAGAAGCTAATATGGATAAACTGTTAACGATTGCTGATACTTATGGCAAGGCTTCTATCCTTTGCACATTTGAACTCGCGGCGACCATGATTCCGCAGACCGGCTGGGTTTCTGATAACATGAGAGACAGACGTTGGAACATTGGTTATCTTGGAGACTATAAGGGACATACAGTGGTTGTTCTTCCTCAGTCTTTCGAGGATGAGACTAATTCGATGAAGGTTATTGATCCTTCATATGCTTATATTATTCCAGGCGGCGCTGAGAAGCCTGTTAAGGTTGCTTTCGAAGGTAGCGCACAAGTGCGTGACTGGGAAGGTGAAGATTGGTCCAAGACCATCGAGACTTATCAGAAATTCGGTGTTGCGGTATACAGTGTAAATCCTGGTTTATGCGTGTACCATGATGAAGCTCTGACAAAGAATGTTTAATTTATAATTTAATAGGGGAAGGTAATTTTTACCTTCCCCTATTTTCTGCAAGAGTAAAAAGGAGAAAAATAAAATAATGATAGATGATAGAACAAAAGTAAAAGTAACAAATCGTATTGCTGGTTATGTTACTTATAATATACCTGATATGCAAAATCTTTCAAGGACTTTTACTTCAAAAGAAACAAAGTTGGTTGATTTTGAAGAATTAAGAAGACTTATGTATGTTCCAGGCGGATAGGGTATTTTAGAAAAGTATCTTATTATTGAAGATAAAGATGTTCTTAAAGAGCTTGGTTTAGCAGTTGAACCAGAATATTTCTATAACGAAGAAGAGATTAAGAACTTATTTGTAAACGGAACTTTAGATGAATTTTTAGATTGTTTAGATTTTGCACCAGAGGGAGTTTTAGATACTATTAAACTTCTTGCTGTTCAGATGCCTTTAAATGATGTTGCAAAAAGACAAGCCATTCTTGAAAAGACTGGTTTTGATGTAACAAGAGCAATTGAGTTGCAAAAGGATGATGATGAGCCAAAAGAAGAAGTAGTTAAGAATAAGCGGCGTGCGGCCGTCCCTGGGCAGAAATAGACTGGGGATAAAGC